AATCTACCAAGTAGATCTCTTGCAGTCTGAGCCTTGTTTGCAAGGATTCCTATTGTGACACTATCATTGAAGATGGCATAGTGTAAAAGATATGATACAACAGTCGTTGACTTACCTGACTGTCGAGGCATCTTACATATATTAAATCTGTTGTTATGGAAATTATTAACTAATTTTTCTTGGAAGTCATACATCTGGAATGGTACTAGACCTTCATCCAAGTTGATGATCTTTACATATTTTTGTGCAAAATATACAGGATCTGCTTGACATTTTAAAAACTCAGATACTTGTTTCTTAGTAAAGTTCTGAGCAACGTTCGCTTTCTTTAGATTAGGATTTCCAAGATATTGTTCATGTTGTACCATGATATATTATGCATCAATTACTAATAATGGTTTCGTAGGATCTTTTTCAGAAGGTGAGAAGTATATAACTTTACCAGTAGGATATACTTTTTCTAATTCATATTGAACATTCTTCTTCAATGGTCTTGCCCTTTGAGGGAAGAACATTTGAATCATTTTAGTCTGTCCTCTGAATATAAAAGTGATAGTGTAGGTTGCACCATACTTATTCAGTCTTGACCAGTTCTCTTCTCTTAGTGTTCTGAATCTTTTCATATTACTATTTATTATTGTCCTTCATGCTTTGTTTTAACATCTTCTGTAACTCAGATGTACTTCCAACAAACAATGAATTGTTAGTAACATTAGTGGTATTCTTATCCTTTACCTCATCTATATCTTTCATTTTCTTTTGTAGATCTATGAGTTTGTCTGCTGTATCTGCAACATGTTTAATAAGTTGACCAGCAACTTCATATGCTCTTGCAGAATCAGACTGTTGTGCCACATCTAATGCACCATCAACTGCTTCCTGTCCTTTCTCAACCAAAGAATATAACTGAGCTCTACTATAGTTATAGTCTGTTTCTATATCAGGCTTCTTAGATTTTTCTAGACTATTAGGAGTAGTCCTAGTCGGTTTAGCGGTAGGTTCTTTCTTCATAATCTCAGCTCCTCTATCAGTAATTTCTAGAGCTTTTTCTATTTCGTCAAAACTTTCTTCTTCAATCATAAGTCAGAGTCCCTCCCTTGACTACTACTGAATATATTACCGTCTGCATAATCAGTTATAGTTTCACCGAATCCAAAGTCATCACCTTCGACAACTTGAATATCATCTTGTACATTGATTACATTGACTGGTACATTAATATCATGTGGTTTGATCACACTAGTAAACATGCCTCTCTTAACTTTGAGTCTATTACCAGTGATGGATCTAATCAACATCTTCTCCTCATCTACTTGTATGTAGTCTCCTCTTCTAAATGCTATCGCACTATTAACATCAAATTCTGTTCTTACAGTATCGATAGTTTCATTAGTTGCAGCAGTAGAATCATTATCATAATCTTTGATTGCTACTGGAACAGCACTATATCTCTGTTGTCTAGGTGCAGTCTTAGTGTTTGCTGTATCTGAATAGTAATCTGTTTGTACTTTCTTAATTAATCCATCACTACTATTGTTAATTGGCCCGAATAAGTATGTCTTACAGGTAAAGTTCAAAGTATATGTTAATGCTCTTCTTTCTAAGAAATCATTCTCGTAGGTATCTTCCATTTGAATTCCTTCTAGAGTAATTGGCATATCTCTTTTCTCACCAATTATATTAACTAGATCAATAGTAAGATTAAATGCTGGTTGAAAATATGGTAGTATCTGTTCTAAAATCTGTATTGCATCCTCATTAAGTTTAGCAAGGATACTAAGTTGCATATTAATATTGTAAGGCACAGGCATGAAAGCCTTTACCATTTTATTTGTATTCTTGTTGACTGCCTTGAAAGTTTGCATTGTAGAAACCTTTCTAGAGGCATCATAATTCATACCCATAACCTCAAATGACATTCTAGGTAAAGTCAATGTAGTTCCTACACCATCCTGATATTCTCTACCTTGTTGAATTCTTGCTAAAAATTTCTGTTGTGGGCCATAGGATATTGGAACCTTTATAACACTTAAAACTTTTCCATTCTTATCTGTCTTTTTTATTTCAATGTTATTAAACAAGGTTCCGAAAGCCACAATAGTCTTGCGGATAATCTCATGATAGAAATGATTTGTTAACATAATATTACCACTTTATAATAGTATTTAGAACTCACCGAATGGATTTCTCTCAGAAAAGTCTAGAAGTTCGTTTCCTTCTGTTTCAAAAGTATCATTTTGAGCAAACTCTCTGTCGCCATCTATGTCGGATGTGATTGATAGAACTCTGTAACTTGATGCTGCACCAACAATTACCTCACCTACTGCAAAGTCTCCAGTTGGAACTGAAACTTGAAGGATTTGATCTACAGTATTCCAACTAGCAACATATGCACTAGTTCCTGTAGAAACACCTTTAACTATCTCATCTCTCTGATATTCACCAAAGGAGTTGGAAGTTACTGAACCGATTGCCACAGCAGCTGCAGTATTTGTATAACCAGCACCAGCATTACTATATCTAATTTGAACAACAGTACCAGCTGTACTTACCACTGCCTCTGCCTGTGCGTTCATAAGTAGAGGTTCAGTCTCATTGGACTGTTGTATGTATACAGATGTGATACCAACTGTAGGTGTAAAGTTATATCCATTACCACCAGTAGTAATTCCTATAGGCCCTAATACAGCCTCTGAAACAACAGCAGTTGCAATCGCAGTTGATACAGGAGAACCACCAGTAAATACAACCTGTGGAGGTGTAGTGTAACCGAAGCCTGGATTTATAAGTAGTATTCTATCAACAGATTGATTGGATACACCAGACCTACTTGTCATAATTGCAACAGCAGTTGCCTGAGTTCCAAGATCAGGTTCTCCTATTGTCATAATAGGAACTGATGTGTAACCCCATCCTTCATATGTTACAGTCAATGCAGATACTTCTCTCGCTGTATTAGTTGTACAAGTGACTATTGGTTGTTCGTTATCCAACTTACGAATAAATGATGCAGAGGTTGATGTAACAACATCAGTTTCTTGTGATGTCTCCGAACTTGGAACTTGTGTTGCACTATTAGAACTCGTAGCATTATCACCAGTCAAGTTGAGAGTGATATGATCCATGAATCCTTCCCAAGATGCAGTTTGACTAGGAATAAAACCAGCACCAGCAGTATCTGCACCTAACTTAAGTTGATCGCCTGCAAAGAACATGATTGGATTTGCAGTGTTTAAAGTATTACTTGCAGTTCCGTTCACAGATATGGTTGCATCAGTATTATATTGTTCTACTCTGATGAAATTCCATGCATTTAGATTAAGTTGTGTTGTATTTTCAATAGATCCAGAACCAGAAGCAAACACTATATTACCTGTTTCTCTGTAGTATATCTTAAATCTATCAGTCCACATGACTGTTCCACCATTAACTGCTGGATCAAACTTGGTAGGATATAACCAGAAACTTAGTGACAGTCTACCATTACCACTATCTCTAGAATCTACATTACTGGTAAATGCAAAGTTAGCACCAATTACATCAGTAATCGCAGTATGATGTAGAGAGTTATTTCCAAACTTAATCTGAGATGATGTAGTTTTGTTTGGTGGTGTAAATGTTACAGTCGGAACGCTAAGGTAATTAGATCCACCAGATGTCAATGATATGGCGTCTATACCACCTTCCGCAATAGTTACTGTACCAGTGGCTCTGTTACCTCTAGTAGGTTTGTGTATTGTTACAGTTGGAGTTCCTTTATAATTACCACCATCAAACATTGGAACACGTTGTACAGATTTGACGCCAGTAAATGTAGTTGCAAGAGATACATATGCTATTGCATTTTCAGTTGTATCTTTCTCCATCTGTAAGGTGATCACTTGTCCTTCAGTAATCTGACTCTCTTCTATATCTTCGCCATTCTTATCAGTCAATCCATCAGGTAGATCAATAACCTCATCCTCAGGCTCAAAGATTTCACATCTGAACTCATACATGAATAGGTCATTCATTTGGTAGAAAGGTACTTTTCTTTCAATATATTTGATTTCAAATAAACCATTGTCTAATGGTAGATAAATTAGATCGCCCTCATGTGGAGACTGAGCATTGACTCTCTCACCTTCTGGGAATAAATTTATAAATGGTGTGATGAAATCATCATACCTTTCTTTTGATACAATTAATGTTACCTCATCCTGTTCTTTAACACCAAACTTAGTCAATACATCAGATGGTGTACCAAATCCATCAGTGTTTACCAAATATGCCTCCAATCTAAAACTATCATCAAACTTAGATGAAGTTATTTCTCTTATAACTGTATTCTGATTAACTATTTTTCTAGGCAGATACAAAATATCCTGACCGAACAACTGTAAGTGTTCGTTTACCAAGTCTTGAACTAGTCTCTGTTCACTTGGTGATCCGTGTAGAAAGAAGGGTGATAAAGGCATTATCCAACAAAGTCTAGTGGTGGCATTGCATATTCTTGCATTAACTTCTCATCGAG